ATCATAGGTAAGCCCCATAAATCGTTTAATTGAGTGAATAGTTTTTGTTGGATTGGTAACCGCTTGTCTTTTTGCTGGGTCACCAACTTTTCTTTCACCACCTTCTAAAAAAGCAATGATTGAAGGTGTTGTTCTATTACCTTCGGAATTGGCAATAATTATTGGGTCTCCACCCTCCATAATTGAACAACAAGAATTTGTGGTTCCTAAATCCACACCTAAAATTTTTCCCATAGTTTTAATAAGTTTTGTTTAAGTATATATGTTTATTTTGAATGTGTCAAGCACAAACCACATATTATCAAAATCGTACCAAAACAAAAAACCTGACATATTGTCAGGTTAAATTGTTATTATGTCAGGCTCATATCCCCAAACTCAACTCCGTGTCTTTCTTGGAAGTGGTCTAATAGTAATTTTATAGATTTGTCGTATCCTTTCTCAATTAATAAAGTCAATGCTTTTAAATCAGCATCAATTTCATCTTTTTCGTTTCTATGTCCGTTGTGATTTAATAATATGTGTGATGCCTCGTGAGCTTCAATAAATTTCAAAATGTCTTTAGCATCTGATTTACCAACCAAAATCTCACCATCTATAATCATAAGATTTTCTCCCGGAACCATAAACCCAAATCCATATTCGTCAAAAAATGGTTTAACTTGTGAGTATAATGGGTCGTCATTAAAAACAACAACCACGGTCACATCATTCAAAAATTCACTACGGAATTCTATTTGGGATTCTTTTTTCATATAAATAGTTGATAATTTAATTAATGTTTCATATTATTCGACAAAGATATAAAATTATGATTAAAAACACAACACCTTACATTGGAAAACTTAGATTAAAGTTTGAAAAACATCCTGAATACACTGGAAAAGATAAATTAAACAAAATCCACCTTAATTTAGGATTCACAAAATTGGTTTCAAGAATTACCCCACAACAAGATTTAAGTGGATGGGTTATAAATCCCCAATCTAAATATCTAATTGAGAGTCACACCGGAGGTATTATTGGATGTCACTCATTTGGTGAAAACAACGAACATAAATTACCGAACTCGTTTTTAACCAAAGATGGTAAATATGTTGGTGATATTGATAGAGGTTGGTGGTATTACAAAAACAATATGGTGGTTTGTGATGAGTATCCCCACGGTGTTGCCAAAGTAATGAATGAGGTAACTTATGTAAATCACCATTTATTTCCCAAAATTGAGGGATATCACGGATATACCCACAGAGGTGGAACAACATTTAAAATTGGTGATAGATTATTTGACCCATCTTATAAACCACAAGAAGAAGATTACGAAGAGTGGGAATGGGCTGGATGGAAACAAAAATACGATAAGTTATTTAATGAAAGTGATGACTTAGATAAAAAATGGATGACAGAATCAGGAATTGGTTATATAATGCCATACACAAAACGAGGTAAAAAAATTATTGAGAATTGGGAAGAAGCTTTACAAGCGGCAATCAATATGTCCAAGGACTTATCATAAAAAAGAACCCCCTTAATATAGGGGGTTTTTTATTTATTATCCTTCTTTATGAAAATACATACCATTACCTTCATTTTCAAGACACTCATAACCTTGTTCATTAAAATTATTTTCGGTACCTTGTAAGTTTATAAAAGTTAAATTAGGTAACCCACAAATATCAACATCTGAAAAATCGGCTGATTCACATTCAAGTATCGCTAAAAAGATTACAGTATCAAATAAATGTAATATTGATAGTAATTTTTGAACTACTTTGGATGATTGTCTTCTCATAAACAATCTTTTTTCTTTAGTAGGACTATCTACTTTATCAAGTAAGTTATATTTTTTAAGGATTGATTCAAAACTTCCCTCCTCAAACATTGGTTCATCCATTGGTCTTTGTCTATCCATTGTAGTATTTTGAACCCAATTCATACCGTTTCGGTCGTCATATTGCTCCTTAATGGTTTTCTTCATTCCAGTGTGCATCTCAAGGATTCTTTTTTTCTCTTGTTGAGAAATTTTGTTGTATAAATTTTTCATATTAATTGTTTTTTATTATAAATATATTGTTATTTAATAAAATCATCCCCATCACCTTTTTCTTCATTCATTAAAAAGTCAAATACTTGGTCAATAGATTCTTTTGCTGTTGATATATGGTCTTGAGCCCAATCGTGACCATTATCTAATATTTTACTAATCATCTCCGGGTCTTTTTCTAACAATATACCCATTTGTCTATGAATTTGTTCTAAATTACTGAAAAACATATATCTATCTGTTTCAGGTTCTTCTTGTTCTGATATAACTCTTCCCGGTTTATAACCAAAAAGGTATTTTATATTACTAATATCTTCGTTAATTAATTTCTTATCCATTTTAACTCTTTTTTATTATAAATACTTCGTGATAATATAAAATTATTTTTCATTAATTAATTCCTCAACATATTTATCTCTCTGTTCCGTTAAATACTCGGCTCTCTCCATTAATCGTTGTCTTTCGTCATCGGTAAGTTTTAAGATAATTGTTTCCTTGTCATTAATCATTTTTTTATATTCTTCCAATTCACGATTAAAACTCATATTTTGATAATACAGGATACCCACCAATAATATAATGGTAAAAGATTGTTCCTTTAATTTTGTAAAGAATGTGTCGGTAAATCCGTTAGGTTTAGTTTCCATATTATTGAAACCCCTCTTTTCAGGAGGGGGGTTAGTTGATTACTTCAATAAGTTATAATATTCTTTGAAATGTTTTATTCTATCAGGCAAGCCAATTACTCCACCATTTACTCTTTTGGTTACTGCCGTTACCGTTGCATCATCCGCTCCTTTATCACAAATAGACCATAATTTATTTGAGTCAAAGAAGAATGCTGCGGACGCCAATGGATATTTTGTTGCAACTAAATCAGGGTTTCCAATACAATCTTCACCAATGAATTTAGTAAAGTTTTTATAGTTATCTTTACCTGTTAGTTGGATATATCCTCGACCTCTGAATTTATACCCCTCTTTTGTTGATTCATCACCGTTACCCATTCTCCCACCATATACTTTTGACGCAATTTTCTCAGGATTTCTAGCGTAAGATTCTGATAAGTTACCGGGAAAGTATTTTGGGAATATTTTTTTAAGACCATCAGCAGAATAATTAACATTTTCTGACACCGCTTTGAATCCACCTGATTCGTGACCACATTGAGCCAAGAAATGAGCCAATCTTAACGGATTAGTAATGTTGAATTTTTTTGCAGTATCCGGAATCTGAGCAATTACCGACTCAGGAATATGTCCTTTCAATTTATCAAGTTTGAATCCACTACCTGTTGGGATTACAACATCTTCTTTAATTACTGAACCGAACATTTTTGACCAAGTTCCATCACCAACAATTCCGTCAGCGGTTAATCCGTTTTTGGCTTGAAATTCTTTAACTAATTTCTCTGTACCCGGACCAAATGTTCCGTCGGCTGTTGTACCTAATTTTGTTTGTAGTTTTTTTACGTCTTCACCTGTAGACCCCACTTTTAATAACATAATTTTTAATTTTACAATTGTTTATATTATAATAAATATTGTAAAATTTATTTGTGTATTTGTTATAATTTGGTGTTGTGTGTTTATTAGTTTTTAAAACGAAAAAAGGTTACTTAATAGTAACCTTTCTTGTAACCTTCTTGGTTTTAACCACCGGTCGTTTGTATTTTATTTCAACCTCATAAGGCCCATTATTATTTTTTGATGTATCATATCTCCAAATAACAGTTTCATCGGGGTCGTCATAAACTTGTTCCCACTTTTTTCCTAATTCTTTTATAACTTTACTCATAGGACAAAGGTAATAAATTATTCCACAACTTCCAAAACTTTTTGGTTTAATTCATAAGCTCTTGCCAATCTTGTTAAACCAATTCCTGCCCCGAATCTTGGGAAGAAGTCCAAAGATAAAAATTCTTCCAATTCTTTCTCAACTCTTTCTTTACCGAATAGTTCAAATAATTTTTGAGAATAACCCCCATTTTCAATCGTGTAAAACATCTCTCTCATTTTTTCAACATCACAACTTCTTTCTGCGGAACCAATTGTTTCTTGACCAAAAAGGATAACATCCACTTTGTTAAAGATATTATCTGAGTTGTGTTTCATATTCCAAAATGGGTTTGTTCTAATTGGAAAGTTTTGTAATGATATAACCTCACTTTTTTCTTTCCACATTCTTGATTCGTGTTCATCCTCTAAAATAGAAACACCTCCGTATTCTTTACAAACTTGTTCGTAATCTACGGGAACTGGTTCTGAAAACCCTAAATATTTTAATAATTCACGTTCTAATACAAGTAAATGAAGCATACCACCCTTTGATTCAAACTCAAACATTGGAAAGATTAATTCGTGACGACCCGGAATTGGGTTTTTTTCTTCTCTATAAGAAGTGGAGATACAGAATACACCATCCCATTCAGGATTTTTTAATAATTCATATTCCAACCACATTTGTCCTGTTTGTGGTAATGGCCAAATTTCTCCACCATATTCAAAAGTTTTTACTGAATGTGGATTTTCACAAGCAGCTAAAATAGATAATCGTGATTGAGATGGAACCTCAATAAAGTTCTTATTTACAAAGAACGTTCTCATTTTTTGTACCAACTCGTGGTAAGTTTTTGTTTGTTTCATAGTTTTATATTTAATTTTTATTGTTTACGTATGGGCAAAAAAAAGTCCCTAAAATAAAATAGGGACTTACTTGTTAAGTAATATAATTGTTTGGCGTGTATAGTTTGTATCTCATCATTGGTAATAAATATACTATATTAAGATAAAAAGTCAATATGTTTTACTTTTTATTTTATTGGTTTAAATTAGTGTATGAACAACTTCCAAAACTTTTTGGTCTGATGGTTATTTTGCTTGTTCAATCGGTGAAGCTTCACCAGAAACAATCAGAGAATATATTTTAAATCAAGGTTAAAAATATTTTTTCAAAAAAATCGTTTTTTTTTTTGATGGATATTTATATTAAAAATATAATTATGAAAAAAGTAGTGAGACTAACTGAAACAGATTTAACTAACCTTGTTAATAAGATTATTAATGAAGGTAAAAACAAATACGAATTTATTGATGAACATCCTTCATATCGTGAATTAAATTCTAAACTAAGTGAGTTAAAAAAAATTATGAAAACTATTAGTAAGGATTTATTGGGCGGTATTGATTATGTTGAGGAATACATTGAGGAGAAATTACTAAAGAAATAGTTCAAATTAAACTAAAACCACCTTTCATCCCACAAACTAAAGATTTGTGGGTTTTTCGGTGGAGTTATATAAAAAGTCAATATGTTTTACTTTTTATTTTATTGGTTTAAATTATTGTATGAACGATGAACAAAAAGCCCAACAGTACAGTAATCTAACGTATGGTTTCGATAGAATTGCTAATGAAATTGCCTCAATTAAAGGTGAAAGTCTAGATTTAAATGAAGAACAACTTAAAAAAATCCAAAAACTTCAAGAACAACAAGGAAGAATAATGGCACAGTTGCAACAGATAATGAACGGATAAAAAATAACCCCCACGTTTAATGGGGGTTTTTTATTACACAAACTCTACTTCGTTTGTATCCGGATTCCAATCGATGGTCATTGGTTTTTGAGTATAGATGTATCTTTCATCTAATACCGCAGAGTTAAAGTGATGTGTGTCTCCTTTTCTAACGTAACCATATCCGGTGTGGATGTGACCAACATTATGAAGTTTAACGTTTAATCTCTCTAATCTCTCAACTAATAACTCACAACCTAAATTATCATATCTTCTACCGTCAACAGTGTCTAATATTCCAAACACCGGACAGTGAGTAAGTAAGATGTCGGTATCATCAGGGATTCCTTCCCATTTACCTGACAACGCTACACCATTTTTAGGTAAGTTAAATGCCCAACTGTGAAATTCAGGTTGCCAAGGACTACCATAAATTTTTACTTCTCTCTCATCACCAACTTTGATTACCAATTCACTATCTTGGAGATATGTAATTCCGGTGTAGAAGTCTAAAATCTCTTTTACCTTGTCAACGTTATCTTGAAAACCCCAATCGTGATTTCCGGCAATGAATACCTTGTGAGTGTAACCTTCTATGTTGTTAAACCACTTACAGAACTCTCTGATTTCGTGTTCGTATCCCATAGATGATATATCCCCACTATGAACTAGTAAATCTCCTCCCGGTAAGTCGGTGGTTACTTGTTTGTGTTTATTGTGGCTGTCGCTCATTAATGTTATAATCATAATTTCTATATTTCTATTACTTCTGTTTTAATTTCCCCAACTTCATAATATCCGGTTAATGATTCAAAATTTGGGGGACATATTGCACCATTTTGGAATTCAAGTTCGTGTTCTTTATATTCATCAGGTGTGAACTCTAACATTCCTTTTTTTAAAGCGTCATATTTGTCTTCAGCTTCAACTTTAAATAATTTTAAGTCGTTTTCATACATACTTAAAATTCCAACCACATAGTTTTTCATAATTTCTTTATTTGTTATCGGCCATTCTTTGGCCTTGTATCTTGTTGAATCTCCTTTTGTGTTTTCCATTTTTATTTAACGAGTTATTATACATTCTAATGAATCAATTATTGTCTTATAACTTTCCTTATCTTTATGAGGGTCACCATACCCAATTGGGAGTTCTATTATAACCCCCCCTAAATTTTGGAATCTCTTGTAGTATTTTGAAATTGATGAGGTCTTTATTTTTTTGACTCCACCCCAACCCCAAGACCCTTGGATAACATAAATTATTGAATTGGGGAAAGTCCGTTTGATTGTTTCCATCAATTTTCTAACCCCAATATCCCGGTAATAATCATTAACCCCAATACATACTGAAACACTATTAACATCAGGTGATATTGGGTATGATGTTACCTTTTTGTTTAACCGGATAACACCAATCCCTGATTTTGTTAATCTTTTTACACATTTTATTTCTTTAGTGTATTTTGATAGATAAAATGTTTGAGAATCACCAATTAAAATATGTTTTTGACTGTACGAAAATAAGGTAAAAAAAAGTAATATATATTTAACCATTATATTCCGTGTTTTTTAATTCTTAATTCTTTAAATCGTTCATCATCATCAGGACTTCCATAACCCCAAGTTAATACATATTCAAGAGTGATTAACTCTTTATATTCCTCAACGGTTAGGTTTCCTCGTAGTTCTTCGGCAACTTTATTCCAAACTTCATCAAATGTACTCATATTTTAAATTAAAAAATCTCAACTAATCCCACCATTTTTCTATATTATCACTCATAATCTTGAATAACAATTTTCTTGCTCTATCGTGGTTTATATGACCGATATTCATCGCAATTCTTTGTTTTTTATCAGTACTGACATTATCGTGGTCTCCTAACGAAAAAATACCTTCACCATTTATTACTCTTTTGTAAATTAATGGGTATTTTTTGAAGTAATCGTCAAAATTCTCTTCCAATAATCGTGATTCCCAAGAAGAATATCCCGGTTTTTCAGGAACATCATCAAACCAGTGTTTGGTTTTATGAAAATCCGAATATTCTGAAGAATAAAAATCGTCTTGAACCAATCCCATCAATTTTACACATAATCTCATTACTTTAGCATCTTGTTGAGCTCGTGTATGAAAATCCCTACGACTAATATAGTCGGCTTGAGTGGTTAATTTATGTTTCATTATCTCAAAAATGTAATGACTGTCCCAATTTCGGTCTTTCCATATGATTGGAAACCAATAAATTAGGTTTTTCACCCCCGTTCTAAACATTTTATGATAATACTTACCCTCGTGATTCCACCATAGTGGAATAAATCGTAGTTTTCGTACAATCCAAGGTTTTTTTTCTCTTTTTTCAGCCCACTCGTCAAATATGTCTTTTTCCGGTTCCATTTTTAATATTTTTTACAAAGGTAATACTTTTTCTCTCTGAAACAAATAATTTTCAGTAAAATCTCGATTAAACAGGATTTTTAAGTCTTCAGTCATCTCAAAACTCCATTTATTCAAAAAATTTTTAAATAAATTGACACAACATTCAATATGTTTATCTGTTTTAGAAGAAAATAATACTTTATTAACCCAATTGAACTCTTGATGAATAGTATATAAGTCCATTACTTAAGATTACTCATTTTTTTAGTCATATCTGACAATTGTTTCATCATTTCATTCATATCCGGAATATTTCCAAATGGGTTTGGACTTTTAACCCCATTACCACCAAAAGAATTAGTGGAAAACCCCTTTTTCATATCAGTAAATGATGTGAATAGTTTTCTTCCATATTTATTCCACCATTTATAGATTAATACTATTGTGACAACTTGGACAATCACGAAAATCGTTAAAATTACATTTAAATACATAGTTTTTTCTTTAATTATAAATAACGATTTAATATAAATCAAATCTTGAATTGGATAAATCAATTTTTCCACCTATATTTAATAATATGAAGAAAGCTTTTGAATTTTTTATAAATATTGTCCTAAAAGACGACCTTGAACTATTATTTGGTGTAGGTAGCGTCATTGTGGTTAATTTTATTCAATATTCGACCAATAACAAATGTTTTACTGTCGACTGTAAGTTACTCACAACCGACCCTGAATTATGTATTGAGTCATTCCCGGTTGGATTGGAACATTTAGTGATAGAGAGTTGGAAATATATGGGTAAAGAAGAAAATGTTAACCTAACATCAACAATTGATGTTAAATAAATAAATATACATCAGAGTCAATTAAACCTTCCCTTATAAATTCCTCAAACACACACTCAGTGACCTCACAAATACTTTTTTCTGGACTATATTTATGGGTTTCAGTTACTATTTCTGAAAATTGTTTATATACACCTGAAATGTGTGATAAATAAAACATTTCTTCAACGTGTTCTTCGTTTGACATAAGATTATAAGGGTTTTTAGGGATTAATTATTACTATAATTATAGAGATAATTTGTTTTTTAATCAATAATATTTGATTTTTATTTTTATTACTCTTATTATTGTAAAAAACATTTAATTTATGAAAAAAGTAGAGACAACAAGTAAAGTAAAAGTACATTACACAGGAAGATTAGAAGATGGAACAATCTTTGACACATCAATCGCCGAAGGTCGTGAACCATTAGAAGTTGAGTTGGGATTAGGACAACTTATTAAAGGATTTGAATCAGGTTTAATTGATATGGTTGAAGGTGATAAAAAAACTATCGAACTTTCCGTTGAAGATTCTTACGGTGAACCAAATCCTGAATTTATTAACGAAGTTCCAAGAACAAATGTTCCTGAAGGAATCCAAGTTGGGGAATCATTACAAGGTATGGGACCTCAAGGACCGGTAAATGTACAAGTAATAGCAGTTAACGAAGAAACCGTTACTTTAGACGCTAACCATCCTTTGGCTGGAAAAAAATTAATCTTTGATTTAGAAGTTGTTAGTATCTCGTAATGAGACACTAACAACTTTTTGTTTTTAAAGTTTAATAATTATTCATACATTTTTTTCTCATCCTTTGGGTGAGATTTTTCAAATTTCTTAATTATTGAACCTGATTCAGAATTTGCCTCATCTTCATTCTTTCCACCAATATCAGGACCTTGTTCCCGATTTAAAATAGTTCTTTGATATTCGTGAACCCATTCGTGAGCAAGTGTTCTTAAAATGTCTCGATTCATTCTACCTTTAGACAAGATTATTAACTCATTTTCTGAATTTCTTTGACCGGTAGTCATATTACCAATTCTTTTCCCAACAAACTTAATAATTATATTATTTTTTAATGGGTAAGATTTTTGTAGATATTGGATAAAGTCATTATAAAATTCATAATTCTCTTTTGGGACATCCGAATCAATATGTTTAATCGTTATTTTCATATTTATAAATATATTAAAATATGATAGTATTTATAATAAAAGAAAAATTGATATGTCAAAAAAAATATTAATAACCGAAGAAGAAAAAAATAAAATCAAATCGTTATATAACATTAACGAACAAGGTGCGGGAGACGCACTTACAAGTTTGGCCGATACAATTGTTGATATGCTTAAAACCGGTAATTTTGGAAATAATTCAAAAGGTGGTATTGAAACATTTGATTTAAGTAACAATACAACGTCTGATGATAATTTTTATAAATCCGTATTAAAATGTTTAGGTGCGGAACCAACTAAAAGCAATATGTTATTTATGTATGCTTGGAGACAGTCCGAAGGAGGTAAAGCTAAAAACAACCCATTTAATACTACAATGAAAATGGACGGGGCAACAAATATATCAAACACATCCGTTGGTGTTAAAAACTATCAAACACCTGAAGATGGTATAAAAGCCACTTGTAAAACATTAGTGAATGGAAGAAATAAATATGGTTACGATAAAATCATTGACGGATTTAAAAATGATGTTGGATTATCCAAATTAACTGACGCAGTTATAAATTCAAAGTGGGGAACCAAAGATTTATTACGTAAAGTATCCCAAGGATATATTGCCGGTAATTCACCAAAACCACATCCAATCAATAAAACAGAAATTGCTTAAAACAACAAAACCGACATTAAGTCGGTTTTTTTATTGTAATAATGTTAGTAAAATATAACTTAGTTTGTATCCGGTGAATGCACCTAAAGCGGATGGTATCGGAAACACAATTAATTTACCCAAATCAGTTACATATTTTGGTCTATTAACGATTTTACCCATATAGAAGTAATATACGATGTATCCCATCAAAACAGCAATATCTGTTCGTGTAGCAATAAAAACAACTAAGGTAGCACCTAAGAATCCAAATGTAAAATTGTCTCTTACACCCTCCCAAACTTCTTTGGTTGAAGCACTATTATACTCCTTAACAATTTTATTAATTTTTACCTTATTCTTCTTAAAATAATTATTGTTTTCCAATTTGGTCTTTTGTTGTTTTTAAATTTTTAATGTATTTTTCAATTGTAACTATTTTTCTACGAATACCGGCATTTGTGTTTGCAACATCAATTAAAAAATTATTTAGTTCGTCTAATTGAGTCTTTTTGACTGTATCTAAAGAATCAAAATCAACTTGTTTGTTAAGTTCTTGTAAATTAATTTCATCCAACTCTGTTGTTGTGAATTTTTCGTTTGTTAATTCACATAAGTAAAAGTGGTGTGTTACATCGTATGTCTTACCTCTATAATACAATGTAGATGGTTCCGACATTAGTTTCATTTCTTTTCCGGTTAATGGACTTTTCATATTACTCTATGTTTTTTGTTTTCCATAATTTGTTTGTTTTTTAGTAATTTTCAATTTTTAATACTAAATTTTTTTCACTTGAAATTTCATAGTCACGATAGTCACTACAATTATCCATTGAATTTATTTTATATGTGTGGTAAGTATCACTATAAATCGTAATAGCAATTACTATGTTTGGTATTTGATTTACATCTGTTCTAACATAAACAGTGTCTCCTATGTTGTATTTATTATTTACATTCATATTAATTGTTTTTCTCTAATTTAACTATTGGATAATTAAACTCAGATTTTAATACCCACTCTACCTCTAATTGTTTAAGTAACCAACTCTGAGAAATATTACCATTCTCATCAAATTTATTTTTTATTTTAGAGAGACAATAAGATGATTGTGTTTCCCACCCAATCCAAGCAATATCGTATCCCGGATAATTAATATAATCTTTTACTTTTATTTTTTTCATAATAATATTTCAATTGTTATACCTGCTGGACCTAATGATAGGTTGTAGGTGTTATATCTGTTATCGTTTAACCAACCATACTTTTTGAAGTTAAAGATAACAACATCTTTTCCTTCGTATTGTGCGTGAATATCATTTGTTTGATAATCAATTGCCGGTTGAGACACAAACCCATTTTTAATCGGATTTATAAACTCTTTTTCCAATTCCTGTGTCTGAATATGAATTAACATTTTTAATTACTTAAAGGTGCTTTTATTGTTGGATGTGATTGATAGTTTTCTACTTGAATATCATCTATTTCATAACATTCCCAATTTTCTTCTATACACAGATAATCGGGTAATTTTTTTAGTGTTGGTAATGGGTAAGGTTCTCTTGTTCTTTTAGGAATATTAACATCATCTAAATGTTTGTGTAATGTATGGTCTTCATCAATACCTGTAAACATTTTTATATTTTGAGATACTTCACTGTGATTTGAACTAGCAATAAAACTTCTTTCTTCTAAACTTAATTCTCTTCCAATCTGTTCTTTTGCTTGTTCGATATGATTTGAATATAAATGAACATCACCAAGATTTCCAATCAACTCATCAGGAACCATATTAACTTCTTTTGCAATTATTTCTAATAACAATCCATAAGAAGCAATGTTGAATGGTAAACCTAAGAATGTATCTACTGAACGTTGATTCCACATTAAAGAGATTGCTCTGGTTGGAACATTATATTTATTGTAATGTTCTTCTTCTGTACAATTTTCAATACCTATATTACTATATTTAGGGCATAATCCATACTGTCTTGCAATCGTATATCTTTCAACATCACTCAACTCCCTTGTATAAACTTGAAATCCATAATGACAAGGTGGAAGAACCATTTGGTCTAATTCTCCAACATTCCAGGTATTAACCATTAATCGTCTTGAGTCTGGATTTGTTTTGAGTTCAGAGATTAAGTTTGCGATTTGGTCTGTTATTCCAACAGCTACTTTACAATTTTCTTCTGTTACGTTATAAGGAATAAATTGTTTCCATTCTCTCCATTGTCTACCATAAATTGGACCTAACTCACCCCACTTCTTAGCAAACTCATCATCTGTTTTGATTTTGTTGATGAATTCTTCTTGTGATAGAATAAATTTTTCCCCACTCATAGATTGAACTGTAAGTTCCCAAGCCGATTTTTTCATATCGTTTTCTAATGTGGTTGATTTATAATTCTTATAAGCATCACCATCCCAAATATGACAATCATTATCAACAAGGAACTTAATGTTTGTATCACCACGAAGGAACCAAAGAAGTTCTGTTACAATTGTTTTGAATGGCATTTTCTTAGTAGTAAGCAATGGGAATCCTTCTGACATTTTATGTCTGATTTGTCTTCCAAATACTGAGATTGTTCCCGTTCCGGTTCTATCTTTTTTCTCCATACCATTATCCAGGATGTCTTGTAATAGTGCTTGGTATTTTTTGTCTATGTTATTCATATTTTAAAATATCTACGTAATAATTATCTGTGTTATAACCATATTTAATTCTGCTTTGTTCTGCCTCTTCTTTAGTTTTGAAAGGAGCCAAGATTACATTATGTTCTTTACTCCCGTGTGCCGGTGATTTTTCATACACAGCATAAAGATTATCTAATTTATTCATTATCGTTAAATAATATTTTTACAATTTTATTTGCAATCTTCTTAAAATCTTTCTCCACCAATCCACGAGTAGTTTCTGCTGCCGTTCCAATTCTTATTCCGGATGTCTGTGTGAATGGTAATGGGTCATTAGGAATACTATTTTTATTTACCGTTATACCATTTTTTTCTAATAAGTCAGCCGCCTGTTTTCCATTATACTTTGTGTTACTAACATCAAGAAGTAACATATGACAATCAGTACCATCACTAATTATATTCAAACCATTTTCCTTAAACACCTCACACATTACTTTAGCATTTGAAATAACTTGTTTAGTATAATTTTTAAATTCAGGTGTGTTTGCCTCAATAAAACATTGAGCCTTCGCAGCAACAACGTGCATCAAAGGACCACCTTGAGTCCCGGGAAAAATTGCTGAATTAATTTTTTTGGTAAACTCCGGATTATTCCACATAATAACACCACCTCTTGGTCCTCTTAAGGTTTTGTGAGTTGTTGAGGTGATAACATCGGCAAACCCAACCGGTGATGGATATTCACCGGTTGCTATTAGTCCTGAATAATGTGATATATCCGCCAATAGGTAAGCACCAACTTCATTAGCGATATTTTTGAAGGTGTCCCACTCAATACGTCTTGAGTATGCGGATGCTCCGGCAATAATTAACTTTGGATTTGTTTCTTTAGCAATTTTTCGTACTTCATCGTAATCTATCAAACCATCAGATGATACACCATACGAAACAGCTTTATACAATTTACCTGAAATATTAACTGGTGAACCGTGTGATAAATGTCCTCCGGCCGATAAATCCATTCCCAATATTGTATCACCAACGGATATTAAAGCCTGAAACGCCGCTGTATTAGCGTTAGCACCTGAATGAGGTTGTACGTTTGCATAATCAACATTAAACAAAGATTTCAATTCGTTTATTGCCAATTCTTCTACATCATCCATATTCTCACATCCATTGTAGTATCTACTATGTGGGTAACCTTCGGCGTATTTATTTGTAAATACCGACCCACATAATTTCATAATTGCCTTTGATGTAAAATTTTCAGACGCAATTAATTCTATTGTTGAATTTTGACGTTTAACTTCATTTTTTAATATTTTTTTTAATATCTTATTCATCCTTCATTCTTTTTTTAAATTTTTTAATGTATTCTTTTGATATAACTTGACCATTTTCTCTATTAAAATAAACACCATCTGATTCCATATCTGAAATTGTCCCAAACGTCATTTGGGGTTTTGGTTTATTTTTTTTAACTTTAGGTTTAGTTGAGTTCTCCATTAAATTAATGAGAGTATACCTACCACCTTTGGGTCTAACTTTTTCAGGTTTATATCCCGGAGAACTAACTCTATTTAACTCTCTCCAAATTGTTACAATAAACACTGAGAAAAGTGTTACTATTGCAACTGTTAATGCAACTACTTCCATTATTTTTTCATTTTAAGATTAATGTAAATTAGAAACGCTAATATTGTTGGTGGCCACAATCCAAGAAAGATGGCTTTATTAACGTCATTTTCAATAATGTAGTGATACTCACTTACAAATATTATTCCCACGGTTACTAATAATATTAGTATTTCGGATGTTTTAAATTTTGTCATTTTATTTAATTTGATAATTAATGAGATTTATTCTAAATCCCAAATACTTTTTCTTTTTCGTTTTATTTTATCCAGTAGTAACTTCAGTATCATCGCTATTACTTGTATCTTCTTCTTCATCGTCTAATTCTGTTATATGTTGATACCACATCGGATTTGGTAACCCACTGTAATGGTCCCATAATTCATCGTCAATTACTTGTGGATTATTCATTTTTATTTTGTTTTGATATGTAAAAATAAAGAGTTGTGATAGATTTCTCCCACTCTTTATATAATTCACTATTTGTATTCATCTCATTATAGAATTCTTCTTTTGTTAGAAGTTCTCCAGGATTAGGTGGTTGACAGGAATTGTCTTTACTATACGTTCCGTTTTGAAACATCGGATGAATCCACCGATTAGTCGCCATAGAATGTTCTGTTTCATAACATTCATACACTTGGTTCAAGGTCTCAACCATATTGGGGTCGTAATTATTCTCCATCCCACTCTTTTTGTCTTCCATCCTCAACTTTTTTTTCAATATAGTTTCTAAGTTCACTCATCGTTCTTAAAAACTCTAATCTCAACCGGTGGAACTCTTCATCTTTAATTTCATCCCAATGACTATAACTTTCAAAACAATAGTCAAATCCTTCCGCATCCATTCTGTATTGGACAGATTCCCAAAGTTCCAAATCATCCTCTTGTGGTTCCAAAGATGCCAATCCCAAGAACTTTCTTAATTGTTCATCAGATGGTCTTGCGTTCTCGTGTTCGTTTGAAATGGTGTATGTTCTCCCGTAACTTGTTGTTAGAGATTTACCACCATTCATAATGTAGATTATACCTTTTGTGTTGGTAAATTCAATTATCTCGTGGTGGTCATCCACGATTACGTATTCAGAGGTATCAATCTTGTACGCTCTGAATGTATCACCCTCAAAATTTAGTAATCCTAAGTGGGGTTTTCTGTTTTTATTCTCGTATTTCGCCATTTTATTTTAATTTTCTTTTTGGTGTTGGTTCAAAATAATCATTATCAAAATCGGGTTCAATAGTCGGTGTATATTCAAATCCTGTCTCATAGTTTTTACTAAACCATATTTTATATCTTTCTTCGTAAGTCAATTCTTCACAACAATCTTCACCCCACTTTTGGTAGAAGTCATCGTCAAACAATAATTTATCAATGAATTGCCATTTGTCCCAAATTAAATCGGGGTCACCTTCTGAGGTTTCCATAAATTTATTGAATAAATCATCTAATGGTGTATTATATTTTCCATCAATATAATCCTTCCACGGGATGAAATCCGGATTTGGTTCTACACCTCTTAATTGATTTAGAATCTCTTGGTCAATTTCTTTTTGAACTTCTTTGAATATCTCAGAAGTTAATTCATCGTGTTCTTTCTGTTTTCTAATCTCATTTTCAAAAGTCCAAGCCGTTAATTCACCCAAATTATCTATTTTGAAATGTTGGGTCGGTATTGTAAAAACAGTATATCCATCAATTGGATTACCATTAATAGTTATTCCGTTTTTTATGTATTCGTAGATTGATTTATCCATTTTAATTAATTTGAATTGACATTGTTTGTTTGTTGGTCACATATTTGTCATCACACACATTACTCACGGTCAAAATATATTCTTCACCGGGATGAACATTTGTAAACTGAAAAACATAGTTATTTTTAATCTCCTTACATCCACCAGGTTTATATGTAATAAAACACCAACCCATATCTCGTGTATGTCCTTTATGTTCAAAATAAGAATTATTCATAGAATAATTGACACCGTTTATTGTCATATGAAGAGCGTATTCTTTATGTAACTCAATCCTCACATCCATATCAATATCATTGGTGTACATAATTTTAGGTGTGGTTGTTAATGTCATAATTTTCTTAACCTTATCATAAGATAATGTTACCCCTCTCACTTTAATTGTTTGTGAGAACATCGTCATCGTTCCAAATAGGAACATTAATAGTATTTTTTTCATAGTTTTAATTTAATGTTACAGTTTTAATTTTTTTTTAAGTCCACTTATTACTAAAGATGCGGTGGAATAATTTGTTGCCAATGGTATATTATAAACATTACAAATTCGTAATAACATATTCACATCTACCTGATGGGGATGAAGACCTAGTGGGTCAATAAAAAATACAACAGCATCTATTCCACCATCAGATATTAACGAAGCAATTTGAGCATCACCACCTAAAGGACCTGATTTAAGACAATTTACATCAAGCCCTGCGTGTTCAATATGTTTTCCAGTTGTACCTGTCGCCATAACGTCAACATTTCTAAAGAAATCTAATCTCTTCATAATAAAGGCAACCATATCTGCCTTTTTCCCGTCGTGAGCAATTACCGCTATTCGTGTATTTTTTTCCATCTTATCCTAATTTTTCTTGTAATTTTTGCCAATAACCTTCTTCGTTTCGGTACCGATTAACCACCTCAACCTCATTGGGAAATCCCAACGATAGTTTTTTCAAATTTTCAGTATCTGAACTGAAAATAGTGTTAAATAAATTTGTACTAAACGACCCGGAGCCACCACTCATAAAGTACACAAATTCTAATTCTACTTTTTCCATTTTATTAATTTATTAATTCATCAATATCTATGTTGTTGTCTCCCAATATTTCGTAAATTCTTTCAAATACCTCTTGGATACCATCAAATTCGTCATATTCTTTATCATCATTTTCAAATTTTCTTTCAACTTGTTTTTTTAGGTTTCTTGTTATTTCAAATAAGGCTGATGCCATATCCAAAGATTTGACAGCTCTCAGGTGAGCCATTCTATCATCCGGGTCGTTTAAGTTATACGATAATGTTGCTTTCATATTCTTTTTGTTTTTCAAATTGTTTTCTACCAATACATTTTGTTTCTTCTTTTGTATCCCACAGACCACCTCTTTTATCCGGAGGTATCATATGACAATTGTGGGACTTGTCGTGTTTCATTGAATGTTCGATAATCATATCATTAAAATGATTTCTAACCGTCCAAGGACATTCTTTACAAGATTTTTTACACATAATCTTAATATAAATCTTCTGAATATAATGTTGTTCTTAAATCCTCTGTTTGACCGGCATCAAAAGCTATTTGACCACCTTCTTCTCTACCCACAAATCTATTTGTGTTGGTTAAAAATCCTTGTTCGTGTTCTCCGGAACAATCCTCACCAAATGTGCAAGTTCGTAATCCGGTTAAACTACTCATCGTCCACATACATTGCCCATGTCTATGACCTAACACTACCAACCCTCTATCACAATTCTTTGGGAGGACACCATCAATTACTTTTTGCAAAGGTATATCTTTATACCAAATTGCAGCACATAATATTCTCTCCTGTTTTACCATGACTCAACATCCGTTAAATCTAAATCTACTTGAGCTAATTCACTGTAGACAGATATTGTTTGTCCAATACCACAATCGGAAACAGACCAAGTCATTTTTCCGTATTTACCATATAATCCCTTAATGTGTGACATCCACTCGTCATACATTTTTTGTTGCTTATCTGTAAGCTCAATCGTTATTTTTGTGTTACCCATATTTTTTAATTTTATTCTGCAAAGATATAACTTTTATTTATATTGCAAAATTTTTATTCAAATTTATCTACAACAACTTCAATACCCGTCATACGAGTAATATCTTCACTAATGCTAACACCGGAACTTTCAAATTTACCCTCAACCTCAACAAATATTCCCGGAGATTGAGCTTCTGTAAATTCACCATTATCGTCAACGGTAAATCTGTCCCATAATTGATAACTTGTAACTTTCAGATTGGGATATAAACTATTTAATATTTTTTCAAATCTTTTCTGCTCCATAACACCACAAGTATAATAAAAATATTTTTAATAAAAAGTTGTTGTAATGAGATTTTTTACATATCTTTGTCCAATAATAATCTAAAACATTTAAAAATGGGAAAAACAAGTTCAAAAGGTAAGTATGTTGTTAAGGTTAACAACCACGACATTTATGTGTTGGCAACAAAAAAACCTGATACAACAAAAAAACACGGATATTCAATGACTTTTGATTATCAAATTTACAAAAATGGTAAAATTGTTACGAAAGGATTAAAATCTAAAGAAACTGCTGTAGAGAAATCATTAACATTAGTTTCAACCAAAAAAACCGCATAATGAATTACGGAAAAGAGTTTCAAAAATTCGCAATGAGCGACAGAGGTATCACAGGTCTTAACTTGGATTACTACCAAAAACACATTGAAAGTGTTACACCATATATTTTGGAAGAACGAGAGATGAGAGCAACTCAACTTGATATTTTTTCCCGACTTATGATGGATAGAATTATTTGGGTTTCCGGACCGGTTGAGAGTCAGATGGCATCTATCATCCAAGCTCAACTTATCTTCTTGGAAACGACAGATAAAAAGGATATTAGTATGTATCTTGAAACCCCGGGAGGTTCAGTATTGTCCGGACTTGGAATTAGAGACACAATGAACTACATCAAACCGGATGTTGCAACATTAAATGTTGGGATGTGTGCATCAATGGGTTCCGTATTGGTATCGTCAGGAGCCAAAGGAAAAAGAAGTTCATTAATCTTCTCAAAAATTATGACACATATGGTGTCTCACGGAACACAAGGAAATGTTCAGGATACTCGCATTAACCAATTGGAGGCTGAGAAATATAACTATATGTTATTCAAAATCTTAGCGGAGAATTGTGGGAAAACATTTGACGAGATGTATGAGTCATCAAGAAATGACAAATGGTTCAACTCAGATGAGGCGAAAGAGTTTGGTTTAATTGATAACATTGTTGGGTTAGAGACAAACAAATCTATAACAGAAATGATGGTTGGGTTTGATGACTTCTATTCAAAAGAAATTTTAAAACGATAATATGTTTACAAGAATTTATGGAGCGTCCGATGATTTAATAGAAATTGACGGACAAATTATTGATGAGGTTGATGCTTACTCCTCCGAAAGAAAACCAATCAAGATTAAAACATCTGATGGAACCAAAGGAACCATTTTATATAATGGTGAATGGAAAATAACAATTACCGAAGAAGGTTCGGATTTTGTAAAAGTTATTCCCGCCATAGGTGATGATTATGACGATAAACATACCGAGGAAAACACTAACGATATTCCATCACATAGTGATGTATTAATCTTAGATGGTGATTTAAAATGGGTGAAAATTAATGGTGAAAAATTTAAACCATAATGTTATTAAAAAAGAAACCCCCATGTTAATCTTGGGGGTTTTCCATTATAAACCAAAAAAAACCCATAAAAGGGTTTTATTTTCCACTAAAAGGAGTGTTTTATCAATTATTTTCCACTAAATATCTATTGTCTTAACCGGGACGTGAAATTTATCCCAAAACCAATCAATGAATGGTTGTTTCCATTTATCACCAAAATAACCATTTAATGTATTATAAACATCATCATCTTCAAACATTAACAAAGGTGATTTATCTTTCATTTCTTTAATATGTTCGTCAGTCCATAAATAATCCTCTTCACTAGTCCAATAATCTTCTGAATACCATCTGAATAAAGTATCATCTTCATCATAATCTCCCTGATAAAATGATATCGCATAATCAACTTCATTACCCCAATCATCAATACCCGGTGTCCAACCAATGTTATTGGTGTCGTATGTTTCGTTCAGGTAGTCAATCACCGCTTGATTTAATTTACTCTCAGTTATTATTATTTTCATATCTATAAATATCAAGATAATATTTTAGTGATTGTTCGGGAACCTTTTTTATCCAAATACTTTATCACACAATTATCTTCATTAAGGATTGAACAATATCCAAATAAAGAATTAACAAAATCTTCAATCACAATATTTTCACAACCCGGGATGGTGAGCATATATTTAAATGAATTATCATCAACATAAGCCCCTTTAACATTTTTAAGGATGATTTCAAAATATTTTTTTTGGTTATACCGAACAATCACCTTCAACTCCGGATATAATTCCTTAAATACTTTTCTAATTATAATCAACTTTTTCATTATAAAAATATAAAGAATAAATTGATAATAAGAAACCATTTTTATATCTTTGCTGTATGGAAAAAATTATACATAAACTAATCAACGAATTTACCGAAGGAGTGGATACCTATACCCACAATGAATCTACTTGGCTAATCTTTACTGAGACCAAACAATGGGTGATTGAATTAACTGAGAATAAAACTCTGTGGTATAATTATAACTTCTTCAAAAGTGTTTTTGCTTATGCTTCATTGGATTGCGTTCAGAATCAACACCTCATCACAAAATGGGTGGAAGATAATATTATAAATAAAAAATTAACTTATGTTACACACTTTAGAGATGCCCGGGATAGAAAACAACAATTTGAGGATACCCTTGAAAATGGTATAAAAATGACATCATCATTAGAATCTCGTGATTATACCGGAGACATTGATGATGTTCTTGAAAAGGGTGTGATGAACACCGATTATTGGGGTGACAAAAGAACCGTATCAGTTAATGACACTATTGAAAAGGGTGTGAATGAAACATTAAGAGGTGCATATCTTAATGTTGATAGTGTAATTCAAGATGGGGTGAAACGCACTGATAACTGGCTTGGTCGTGATATTTCCGTCATTGAAGATACCATTCAAAATGGGGTTAAGAATACTAAGATGGCTTATATGAAAACAGATTGGTCAATTAATGATACAATTGAAAATGGTGTGAAACATATCTATTTATCTGAGAGTTCACGTTCAATAGGTATTAAAGACACCCTTAAAAATGGTGTGAAGGAAACAAAACAAAAAAAGAATGCACATCTGGTTTTAGATACTAGCGGTAGAGAACTTATTTTAGAATCACATCTTGTCGTTAGAGATGGTGTAAGAAGTTCCACCCCACGTCAATATGTTGGTGAAAACATAATTGATAAGATTATAGATAATGGTGTTAAAGAAACCTATGAAGATGTGTATCACCACAAAGGACGAATAGATGGAGTGATTAAGAATGGTGTTAAAGAAACCCACGATGATGTATATCACCACAAAGGACGAATTGATGGTGTAATCAAGAATGGTGTGAAAGAAACTAAACCATCCGGTTATAGTCCTATGGATAAAATAGGTGAAGTTGTTACTGAAGGTATAAAAACAAAAAACCCCACCGATTAAAGTGGGGTTAATTTTTACACTTCAGATTTTAATCTTCTGATGATTTCGTTGTTTTTATTCATTAACTTTAATCTCTTAACAACATTTACTCTGTTTTTTTTAGGTCTCCCCGGTTTTCTTGATTTTGACATAATAATGATTTAATAATAAATATCAATGTCGTTGATTTTTAAAATATAATCCCGCCTTACCAAAGGTAACGGAGGTTAAATCAATACCCATATATTTCAAATCATCTTCCATTTCAGGTTTAAACGCCCAAGATAATGGGTATTTCAATGCTCTTTCATCCTTAAAATATTTTTCTTTGTATTTGTCACACACGTTCCACGGAACCGGAAACTCGGAATTAATTACAACTACATAATCGTAACTACTTCTCCAACTATCTTCAAAATCCCAACGCTCCTCACCTTTAAATAAATTAACAATATGAACACTGAAGTTATACTTCGTATCTGAACAAGTCATTTCATTTATTTTTTTATTACCAAAAGTATTCATATACTTGGTAATCATTTTGGGAACTATATCATCTTCTATATCCATAAACATAAATATAATGAAAAATAATTTAATTTTACCATATTTTACAAGTCCAATAACAAATTTCGTGATATTTATAATAAAGGACTATTATGATAATTTACAAATCAACAAACAAGATTACCGGAAAAATATATATTGGACAGACAACTAAAAATTTAGAACAAAGAATTAAAGGACATATAAAAGAATCTAAAATAGATTCTAATAGACCTTTTATGTTATCAATAAACGAATATGGTGAGGATAATTTCACCTTTGAAACGATAGATTCTGCAAATAATTTAGACGAATTAAATGATAAAGAGGTTTATTGGATTAATTTTTATAATTCAGTATCCCCAAATGGATATAATGTTACTGGTGGGGGTCAAGGTAAAAAAATGAAAACAACGAAGGAGTTGAGTAGAATAATCTCAGAAGGATTAAAAAATTCCGAAAAATGGCAAGAAACCAAAAATAGTGAAGAATATAAAATAAAAATGGAAAAATCTTTTATTGGGTGGTTTAGAGGTAAAAAATTTACTCAGGAACACAAAGAAAAAATTTGGAAAAAAAATAAAGAAAGAATATTAGAATTTAATAAAAGCACCTCTAAAAAATGGATTGTTATTGATAAAAATAATAATATCACACGAATTACAGGTAAAGAGGAGTATTTTAATAATTTAGGGATGGACACGGGTGATATATCAAGAATGAGTAAAATATTAAGTCAAGGTAAAAATAGAAAAAGATATAACGGATATTATTGTTTTATTGATAATGGAGAAACTGATGAAACAATATTAAAAATAGTTTCAAAATTAGATGAATTTTATATCAAAGAATATAAAATTTATAACAGAATTACCCAAGAAACAAAAATATTAAAAAAAGATGAGGTTTATTCTTTCTGTACGACAGAGAATTATGACTACTCATCTTTTTTAAGAATGATTAAAGGACAATTTAAATCACATAAGAATTGGGTAATATAGTTTTAACTACCACGAACGGCACGCCCAGTAGCGACTTTTCCAGCGTGGTCCAGGATTATCACAATTCATTCTTGCTCTGAATGATTTTCTTCTTTCCGGATTATTCTTTTTGATTACCATTCTTTTTCCTTTGGCAGATTTTCCACCAAATCCAAAATTTACCTTAACAACTTTTCCTTTGTCGTTCTTAACGTAAACTTTAAATTTCTTAACGTCACCTTGCATTATTTTACCAAGTTGAACTTTTCTTCCCTGATATTCCGCCTCAGTCAATAAGTCACCAACAACAAAGTTGGTCTCCTCAACTGAACCATAAAAACTATCATCCAAATTGTTGAATAGTTTGTCGTACTGTGATTCTGTAATTATTATTTTCATTTTAATAGTTAATACATTTAGGTTTATTCGATGTTGTGGTATAAATAACAAATCCACCACGAGTCCCATTTTCAACAAACCCAATAAAGTTACCACCTTTTTGT